AAGTTTGAGAGCGTTAGCCTATATGAGGTGAGCCTATATGACTTCGACGATGTGACCTAAGAGAGTGTGAGCCGATGTGACGTGAGCCGATGTGACGTGAGCCGATGTCACAAGGCGAAGTGTGAGCCGATGTAACCTGGCCGATGTCACGAGATGAGGTGTGGGATTCTCAGTCTCGACACCTGTTTCATTCGCAAGTGACATTTTTTTGTCGGTTTAGTGACATTATTTGTCATAATGCCGTTTTTTGTCACTGCTAAATTCGATTGATTCGTTGAATTCATTAGAGTTTTTCGTTTTAGCATATTGGCACTGCGATTGCTTTATTAGATTTTTGCGACCGGCGAAGAAAGAGACGCTGGGAGCCGGTAGACAGCTTTGAGCCCCGCTACCGAGAAGCTGCTTTGACATACCCGAGTGGGGACCACGCCCTTGATCGCGAGACAGGACAAGACTGAGCTTGCGGGAACCGAGGGGGAAGGAAGCCTGAGCATGCGGAACTGCTCATCCAAGCAAGGGATAGAAGATTGCGTCGTGCCTGTTCGGAGCAGGTTCGGCGAGTATTTTTTAACCCCTAACCCAAAGGAGCCCCTCTCATGCGCGCGAGAAAAGAGAAAGACTACCGCTACAAAGGATACCGCATATTGAACGCGGGGTTCTGAGCGGGATCAGATGAGTCTTGCTGGAACATTGTCGATAAGAACGGCAATTGTGACAATGCAGCCCCTACCCTAAAAGCCGCGAAACAAATGATTGACAATTGGAACCGCTAAACCATTTTGACACAATGACCGCAACCAAGGAGATCCATCACCATGCAATTCTATAGCAAGATCGAATGCGAGACCGATGCCCATGCCCTGCCTGACTGTGAAGTCTATTACGTCCGTCAGTCGCAAGAAGCGCTGGACTGGGCGGACGAAAGCAGCACCGCTGGGTGGTATTTTCAATTCTGCCTTCCTGGCTGTCTACCGGACAGTGATCCAGTAGGTCCTTTTGACAGTGAGCAAGAAGCAATTGACGCCTGTCGCGCCGAGTGCGAGCAAGAGTAGGGGAACAACGCGCTTAACCCCAAGGAGACCCATCACATGAAGACAGCACGGACACACAAGCCATACCTGCATATCTACGGCGGAGCCTCCTGCTGGGTCGCCAGGTATCCGACCAACAGTGAGACCTACCGAGTCATGGGAACGCGGGACATGGAGACCGCGTTCACCCTCGCCACTCCTCTCTGGGACGTGGTGGAGAGGATAGCGGAGTTGAACCCTGAGTATGAGGTTGTGACGAACGGAGACCACGCCTAGTCCACTGGCGGGACCCTCACCCTTTCACCCCAAGGAGAACCATCACGATGATTACGATTACCGTAGGCAACAATACCGTATCCGCTGATACCCTCGCAGCGGCCAACAGAATGGCGCGAGCGGAGCAGAAAAAACAAGCGGCGGCCGAGCAACAACGCAATCAATGGCAAGACGAAGCCTATGAGGCTGCGTATGCCAGTATAGGCCACTGGCGGGACCCTCACCCTTTCACCCACCCTTTCACCCCGAGGAGACCCATCACCATGATTACCATCACCGTCGGCAACAATACCGTAACCGCTGAGACGCTCGCGGGCGCGAATAGAATGGCGCGCGCTGAGCAGAAAAGGCAGCAGCAAGAGGAGCAACAACGCGACCAATGGCAAGAGGAAGCCTACGAGGCCGCGTATGCCAGTATAGGCCATATCGTGACCCGCATAGAGCGCTATGCCTCTTCGCTTGCCTTGGAGAAACTCGACTCCACCTATATCCCCATAACCGAGGACTCTCCCTTCCCTGCTGTCACAGTCACGAGTCCTGGCAAGGACAATACGGGCCAGGTCCGTGTCCTTGACTATGCGTCCTGGCTGGGCTCACTCAATACGATATCCGGCAGAACCCTCGCCGTCTGCCGCGTCTGGGGCGACAGCACCATACGGTGGCACGCGGTCGGTGCCTCACATGGCATGGCCGCGTGGGTGCCCCTCCCCGCCGATCTGGCCGACCAACTCACCCTGCTCTACCAGCCTCGTGCGTAAGCGTCTTCCCATGCCCCTTCGACTGAGGGGGTTTGGATGAGACCCTTCACCCCTTTCACTCACCCCTCACCCATAAGGAGATCCATCACATGTCAGTCGCGGATAAAAACACCATCCTCCATCACCATTTCCTTGCCCGTGGCATCACGCTGCGGCTCTGGGAAGTCAACGCCCTGCGCCGGGCCCAGCACACGCTCCATACCTGGGATGAACAGGAATGTGGCGACAGCAATGACGTGTGTTCCCTCATCATCGAGCGGGATGAGACGACCGGCATTCCCTACCGCGTGACCACCATCCACGAAAGCGGGATGAACGTCCGCACGCGCATTGCCGACCGGGAAAAATTCGCGCTGCGCCAAGTCGCCGCGATCTGCAAGGCCAATGGCCTGTACTACTACCATCAGTCCGATTGTCGTGGCTGTTCCCTGTATATCGGCAAGGAGCTGCTGACCTCCTCCACCTATCCCAATGGCGTGGCCTGCGCCGTCTAACCACCCTCTTCCCCCTCTCATGAGGGGGGCCACAGCAGCCCACCATCACATGGGTTGCCGTGACCCTAATCCCTACCCTTACAAGGAGACTTGGACATGGACACTATGCTTGCGAACTTCATGAACGGCAACCTCACCACGGCACGGAGACAAGCCAAGAAATTTTCCCCGTGGCGCATCGTCGCCTGTCTGCGGCTTGACTCATGAGCGGCTCGTGCGCGCATGGCGCAATGAAGACAAGTCCCCCCTGGACGACTAACCCCTCACCCAACAAGGAGAAGCCCAATGAAACGTCTACTGACCACCATCACCCTCACCACCCTGCTCAGTACCACGGCCCACGCGCAAGACTATGGCACGCTCACCCCGAAATACCATGGCAACGACCACGGCACCTACACCAATCCGTATATCCTCACCACGCCCAGCGGGCGCACCGAGGAGGTCAAGGCCAAGTTCAACGACCTCACGCCCGGCGACGGCCTCTGGGAGGCGGGATCTGACAGTAACCCGTTCGTCACCTCGGATGGGCAAAGACTCGAGGTGAAGCCCAAATACGGGGTGAGCAATGACGCGGGCTCATTCGCCAACCCCTACCGCCTCACGGCACCCATACAAGGAGACTAATCATGACATACTACACTTCTCCCACCCTACCCTACCAGCAGACCCAATGGCGCGTCAGTGTCATTCCCTCGACGCTCTTCGCTGGCCAACGGACAACCGAGTACCAGTGGCGCAACAAGGGTCAGGCGGCCTGGCGTCCCCATCACGACTGGGCCACCTGGGACGGCAACGAGTACGACGGTGGCCTTCCCCCCGTCTGCCTGAAGCTGTTCACGAAATATGAGTCTGAGATCAAAGCGGTCCTGGCGGGGCTCCCTGTTCCCCTGCCCGCGCAACCTTCACTGTTCGCCTCACAACAACAAGGAGACTGACACGATGCCAACTATCTTCACCAAGTTCGTTCCCAGAACCGATCAACTTCCCGCCCGCGTCAAAGCCTGGACCCAGACCCGTGGCGAAGCGGCCTACATCACCCATGAATCGCGCAAGAGCGTGATCGAGAACCATGCCACCGCCTGCGATAAGCTCGCTCGCAAACTGCACTGGAACGACTGTCACTTTGTCGGTGCCCCACTCGGCTATGGTTTCGCCTTCGTTCCCTGCGATGTCATGGAAGCGCATACCCATACCCTCACTGGCCACCACTACGATGGCGACGCGAGGGAAGAGACGACGACGCCGGAGTTCAACCCCAGCGAGGAGGCACGCGCCACCGCCGCTGACATGGCATTCTCCACCGCGCTCGCCGCCGCTGGCATTGCCCAGCCGTTCATTGACACACTCCTGGCCTACTCTCCGACCATGCTCCGCGATAAATATGAACTCGGACTCATCCAGTTCCAATCTCCCGCCACGGAAGAAGCGTTTCGCGAGGCGCTCAATACGTGGGCCGCCAGCAGCGCGCACGAGGATCACCACCCGCTGATGACATCCTACGGCACCCACCCCTAAGTGCACCGCGCGATAAGCCGGGTACAAAAAAACTCCCCCTATGAGAGGGGGAGTCGTGCGCGGGCCAGGGCGGGACAAGGAAGAGGTGATAACTTTTAGTGACGGGGCGGGTGCGGCGGCTGCGGATCGTCGCTCGCGTCCGCTGTGCCACACTCGGTCGAATACTCGGTGCTCAGGATATGCAACTTCGCCCGGTTGCTCAGCCCATCAGAGCGGGCACGGAGAAACGCCAACACGCGAGCCGACACATCGTGAATCCGCTTGGGATCGTGGCGGACGATGACAGTCAGCGGAATGTCGCGAGGGATGAGGTTCAACGCGGCTCCATCACGGTTGTCACGGGGGTTGAGCATCCCACGGTCAAGGGTGAAACGAATTTTGGCGAAGTGCAGAATATCGCCTTCCTCACCGTCTCCCTGGACGCAGGTCGCCCCGACAGTCAGGGGCTCCCTCTCGACGACGGGAAAGGGGCGAGGGCGCGGTGGTTCGGGGCGGGTGGCTTGAGCGAAACTGGTGGAGGCGAGCAGGAGGCTCGCGAAAGTGGCGGACAAGAATGCTTTTGAATACATACTGTATTTCTCCTATCAAACACTATAGTTACGTTGTGACTCGCGCGGTAGCGACTCTACCGCATCCCTATCAGGTCGGGTTAGTGTACTTGGCTGGCCCCTCCTCTTCCTTCGATTGTTTCCCGCTCGTCTGCCTTGCGCGCACTCTACGAATAGCCGAATTTCATCTCTAGGCAAGCACCCGCTCCGAGAGCTTCTTGTCGCGCGGCTTGTTCCAGTACGGACTCTTGCACTTGCTGCACCGTAATGGCTTGCCTGGCCCGCGCGGATACCACTCATGCCCACACACCTTGCAAGTGTAGCGCCGCGCGAGAAATGACTTCGACATCCCCAAGGTGTACACCTTCGGGAATATGTTCGCAAGCCCTCTCCCTGTATATTTTTTTGCCTACTACCTAAGTTTCCTTAAACAGGTATTGACATCTTATTCATTTATGGGTATCCTTATTATATGAGAATTGAACGCGCTGGCCCTATCACCTGTCTGCGCTGTGGTTGGTCTTGGTTCCCTCGTCAGGAGGATGTTCGCCAGTGTCCCCGCTGCAAGTCGGCGAGTTGGGACAAGCCCAGACCACCGGGCAAAGCCGCTACGAAACCCCTAACCAGAAAGGAGGAGAACGAGTGAAGATCACAATTGATCCAGTGCTACAGGACCGACTACCTGTCCTAACACGAGAAGAAAAACAGACGTTGGAGGAACTCCTTAAAAGGGAGGGATGTCGTGATGCCCTCGTCGTGTGGAAGCGCGAAGGAGTGGAAGATCCGATCCTACTTGATGGACACCACCGCTATGAAATCTGCACCCGCCTTGGGCTACCCTTTGAGATAAAGGAGCTGAAAGGCTGTACGAACCTGGAAACCGCTGCATCGTGGATTCTCGCGAATGACAATGGTCGGCGACACAAGACCCCAAGCCAAAGAGCCGCCGCCGCAGTGAAGCTCGAGGAACTATACGCGGAGGAGGCGAAGAAACGAAGGCAAGCAACACAGAACAACAAAGGAAAAGATTCTGTTCCGGTAAAATTACCGGAACAGGAGAAAGGAGAAGCCCGCGACAAAGCCGCTAAAGATGCCGGAGCCAGTCCGCGTTATGTCCAAGACGCCAAGAAGATAAAGGAGGAAGCGCCGGAAACTTTTGAGAAGATGAAGGAGGGAGAAATAACAATGGCGCAAGCGAAAAAGGAGGTCGCCGCGAAGAGAAGTAAAGAGCCGGTAAAGAAGCCAAGCCAACCAAAGAGGAAACCCACCCCGAAAGGTGGTGAAATCTACCGGGATGGGTTCAAGATCATGGTCAAAACCGATGAAGAACACCTGGCGTGGTATCGCCCGGTCCATAAAAGATACGACGCTCTTTGCCTTATTGGCAATGGGGAGGTCACGCCGAGTGCTTACCTCGGCATGCTCCCCCCTCACACCATTCGTACCCTGAACGAACGCCTAGCAATTGCCACGGCCTGGATAAATGAAATGAACACGCTGTGGCAGGAAAGGAGGAAAAGCCCCAGCCCGGAGATGCTCAGTCCCAGTGGTTCTCAACTCTTACACTAACCCCCTCACAGGAGAAAGTCATGGCCCATCAAGATGTCACGAATGTCCCTAACCCTTTTACCCCAGACAACGGAGGAATCATTATGCCTTTAGAATCAAAAACCCAAGAAGCGACGGATCAAACACCTGCACAAGCGGAACTCTCCGTAGGGAGTAAGGAGCCTTTTCTCTTTACCGCCTACGATTCGAATGGCCAGCCGTTCACGCTGGATGCGAACAACGTTCCCCTCACGTTCAGCTTCTATCTCGTAAAGATCACGCCAGCACTCGCGGCGATCTTGCTCAAGCTCAACTGGAAGAACCGTCCCATTGATACCGCCACCGTGAGAATTCTGGCACGAGACATGAAGAACGAAGGGTGGGATTTAACCGGAGACACCATCCGTGTAGATAACACCGGCGCGCTGCTCGACGGCCAACACCGCCTAGAGGGGATTGTGGAGTCGGGCAAGGATATCGAAACCCTTATCGTCTTTGGCGTGCGCCCGGAATCCCAGCGCAATATGGACACCAACAAGAAGCGCACCGCAGGCAACATGCTCGCCCTGGCCGGAGAGGACGCAGTCACCTCGGTTCCCTTGGCCCAAGCGCTCGCCAACGTGTTGGCCTATGAAGCGGGACGCTATACCGCGATTGGAGCGGCGGGAAATTTGTACACCCATATCGAAATCGAAAAGGTACTTGCTGTCTGTGGCAGCATCCGAGAAAGCATCCCCTTCGCGGCAGGAACGAAACCCCTCATTCCCGCAGGCATCAGCATCTTCGCTCACTACTACGCGAGCGCGGTGAACAAAGAAATGGCCGACGCTTTCTGGGCGCAACTGGAGAGCGAGTTAGGATTTGAGATCACGTCTCCGGTCTATCAACTCCATAGGAAATTGAACGACCACCGCAATAAGGTGAACCGGCTCTCTCGCAAGGAGATCGTGGCCTATATCATCCTCGCCTTCAATCTCTACGTCCAAGGGAAGACGGTGACCAAGCTGGTATGGCGCACCAAGGGGAAAAACCCCCAGCCGTTCCCGCTCTTCGTTGACCTGAGCGTCGCGAAAGCCGCGTAAGTACACTAACCGCCGCTCGGAGTAGTCCGGGCGGCGGCGTGCTATGCTACGGGCAATGGACACCTCGGACGTCACACGAAACGTTTTCCTGGGGTTGCTCGCGCTCTCGCAAGGTCTCGTGCTCTTCTTTCTGCTCCGTACCCTCGCCCTCCACGATACCGTACAGACCCTCCAGACGAAGGCCATGCAAGTCGAATCGGATCTTACCCACCTCCATGATAGCCTCGATTACGTCCAGCGGCGCATTGAGCAGCTCGAAAAGAGAAGGTGAACGGCCCCTGAGACTGCCCCAATTCCTGCCGGAAAGGGGCATAGGTGCCCCGATCTCCCCCCAGTACGGGCCTACGCTGCCTTCGTCTTCTTCTCGTGGCGGGATTTCCCTTCCTGCGACCACTTCGCCTTCAATTCATCCGTGATGTCTCGTTCATGACAGAACGCCAAAAAATTGCTCGCGTCCGTGGGATCATGATATCCGTCCCTGCCCACTTCCATGAAGGCAATTTCCTCCTCCTCCTCATCTTCTTCAGTAGCTCCGAACGTCCGCCCAGCCACGAGACATTGCAGCCGGTCGAGAAAGTAAAAGGGCGCTTCCTCCGCGGCATAGACCGCGAAATAGTCAGACGCCGGTATCATGGCGTGAATGGTGGAAAATCTAAAACTGCTCATGGTCAGTCTCCTTGTTGGGTGCTAGCTATGTACGCTAACAGTTGCAAGCGTTGTCGTAAGGGTATGCCAATCGAAGTGTGACACCTGAGAAAACCTTGGCACACTGGCACACTGGCATGTGCCAGTGTGCCATGAAACTGCTAAGTACTTGATATATATATATATATATATAAAAAGTGTGTTCAGGAGGAGAGCCGAAAACGTCCAGTGTGCCAGTGTGCCAACCTTTCTTAAGGGGGCACACTCGTGACACACTCGTGGCACACTGGGGTGTGGTGCATGGGCCGTCATTTTATGGCTCCGGCAGTGCCCAAAACCATTGACCGGCGAACTCGCCTTTCCCTTGATGTGCCTGAATTTTCAGGAGTTTTTTCGCTCTCCACAGGGTTCTCCGTGAGATATACAACTGTTCTTTCGCGGCGGCTTCAAGCTCCTTCCCCATACGTGGACCATCGGCAAGTTCGGCTGTCAGGAAAGTGACGGCATCGTCCTCTTTTGTGGTGTCGTGCTTGCTGCCACCATTCAGAGCATCTTCTACCGAGACTTCGGTACTGGGTCCCCACAAGAAGATTGGCGTGTTGGCGTGCGTGATGGAGTAGCTTCGGCCTGGGGCTTTGGGTCCCAGCGAATGTTTGACGTGGTAGAAGAAGCGCTCGGTCTCTCGGTTCTCGGGATTGGGGACGGCCAACATAGCGGAGCGACAGGCGTTGAACCAATCGACGGAGCCCAGGAACTTATAGCCTGCCGTTTCCTGCTTGGCCTTACTCAAGTGCCCCACGAGTTTGATGTAGCACCCGGTCACTGAGGCTGCTTCGATCACGGCATCGAGCACGGGTCTGACCGATTCCATGTCGTTCATTTTCGTTCTGGGAGGGAGGAAACTTTGCAGCGGATCGAACATCACCAACTTGGCGTTGAGTTCCCGAATCATGCGAATGAGTAAGAGCTTGTCATTGAGCAACACCCGGTGAAGCGTGCCTTCCCAGTCACGTTTCCCTTCAACGAAATGGATATAGCTGAGGTCAGCGCCAAGGTTTATCAGCCGGGGAATGTAGGTATCCGCGACGCCATCTTCCGCCGACAAAATCAGCGTATGCCCTGGCGTGCGTGAGGGCTCGTGGTCATTGGTAAAGAACGGCCACGAGCCCAGGGAATGGGCGGTGGCAATGGCGGCGGTCAAATAGCTTTTCCCGACTCCACTATCGCCACCAAGCAGCCCGACCTTGCCGAGTGGAAAATACGGATACCAGAGATAGTCTACAATTTCCGGTTCAATGTTCGCCGCACAGCGCACGACGGTGAAGAACTCGCCACGCGCGGGAAGCGAGTCTGTTTTCACCAGCGGCTCACGTTCCTGGGCGAGCATCGCCTCGTTCTCCAGCGCATCCACCCCGTTACGGTACTCCGGCATCTCGGTGATCGCTTGGTGAATATCGAATCTATCGTCTTCCATCACGTCCTCCTCGTTCGGTTGTAAAATGCATGAATCTCTCCTTGGCGTAGCAGTCGTAGGTCAGGATGTCGCAGGTGTGTTCCACCGCGGGCAGGGCTTCGTACAGGTCCGCGAGGCGTTGCTCCCAATACTCCGTCTCCGCCTCGCTGTAGAGGTCGGGGCGACGCATTGTGGCACGGTAGCCGATCGTGGCGATCTCCAGCTCGGCGTTGAGTGCGCGGAATTTTTCTGTCCATATCCGTAGTTGGGTATGCCCCCACTGCCAATACTCGGCGATCAGGCGCGTTTTGACCTGGCGTTCCCGGTCTTTCTGTATGCGGTCGGTGAGGGAGATGACCTTCCCAACCCGCTCGGCTGCTGCACGGAAGGGGAGATGTCTGACTTCGCGGAGGTACTGGATCGCATCGCCGGAAAGCGAGCACTGCCGGCACCAAAACTTCACCGCCCGCGGGGAGTTGGGCCAGACGCGAAAGCGATCCGTGCCCTGACACAGTGGGCACGGACCCGCCCACTCACCCCCGTCATGCTCTGAGACTTTGCGTAGTGATACGTCCTCTCTGATGAGATCAAGCAGGTTCATTTTTCGACCTCCATCCGTGGGATTTGTTGACCGAGTGTGTTACAACGTTGTTTTCCCGACTTGCTTCATGGCGTTTCCCCCCTCTCCACGATGTCATGATCGTGGATTCGGGGGCCGTCTCTTCTTATCCCAAAGAGCCGATCATTACTTCTTCTTGCGATGCACGCGCCTGTTGGGTTCAATAGGCGGTGGATGAGGATGAGTTATTCTCCGTGCCAACAGCGCGGAGTGCGCCGCCTCTGGACTGCCGAGCGCGGCGCGAATCCGCCCGGCATTGAGATGCAGCGTCTCGCAGATACTCACAAAGGAGAATGGCCAACTCGCATCGTCGCTGGCAAACCACGCGCCCGCGTCGGTATGTGCCTGCTCCAGCGCGGTACGCGGTCCGTCGCGGGCCGGAGCGCCCCCCCCTCGCGTGTACGTGGTCAACGCTTCCTCTAGGACGGCACGCGAGAGTCGCTCTGCCCCGGTTGGGACCGGATCGGAAGACAACTGCTCGGGGAGCACAAAACCGGGAAGCGCGCGCACATGGGCATTATACGACCTCCCCCTGGTCTTTGGTCCACGCCAGGACTTTGCGGGATTGAAACCTCGCGTACCATCAAACCGGATTGGCGCGTGAGGGCGCGCCCGGTTTGCATAGGTCCGTCAAAGCGCAGTCTTGACGGATCGTTCTCCGGCATTGTGGCCGAGAGCGTCTGACTTTTTTCTGGTGGGGTCTTGTCTTTCTGTTTTATCGTCATTATGATCTCCATTATGAAAATAAAGGTTGCTTCTGTTACGTGCCTGCGGTGTGGGCATCAGTGGATTCCACGCAAGTCTGAAGTTATGTCGTGCGCGAAATGTCATTCCCCTTTGTGGAATACCCCCAAGAAATGAAACCTCCCCGTATTATTCGCTCCTATACGCTGAAGATCGAAGCCAACCCAGGCAAAGCGGAACAGGCTCGCTACGCCGCACACTGGTATCGTTTTTACACGCTGGACTACTGCCAGAAATACTTCGACCAAGGCCCGGTAGCCAAGCGCACGGCGGAAAGTACGGCAAGCCTCGGCTGGATTGCGAACCAAGCGCAGCAACGCGCCCGTGGCATTATCAACGCGGGCTTCGCAGCCGAGAAAGCAACGGGTGATCCCTTTCACTGCCCGACTGACTTTCCGTTGCTCTGTGATGCCACGATTCAGCCCGCGAAGGGCACGACGTATACCTACTGGATTAAGCCGCCGACGTGTAAGGCCATGCCGACGCAAACGCACCGCGCACTCAAGAACGCTCTCAGGCGAGGGGCCACACTCCGGCCTACCTGCGAAGTCCGGCAAGGGAAGAAAGGCGGTCTGGTTGCGCGGGTGTTCGTTGAGTTCCCCCAGGTGAAGCCGGTTCTGTCTGCTGATGTTCTTGCCTGTGATGTCGGGGTGAATATCGGCGTAGCCCGCTCGGATGGATACAAGAGCAAGAGCCTGCGCCCTGTTATGAACGCGGCGCGCGAGCGCAACCGGGCGCGACAGAAACAAAGACATCAGAAAAGATCGGATAAAACAGCGGTCAAGCAACTGCTCGACCGCGAAGCTCGTAAGGCGGTAACGCTTGCCGCCAAGACCGGAAAAGTTCTGGTCATTGAAGCCTGTAAGCCGCTGTCCAACCTCAAGCCATCGGGCAGTATCGGTGGTTGGCCACGTCAGCACTTTGGTGCGCGTGTCCGGCAGATCGCTGAGGAATACGGAGTGGTTTTCGTCTGGGAGCAGTGGCCCGCATATTCGAGCATGACCTGCCCGACGTGTGGACATTGCGAGAAGATGAACAGGCGAGGGGAAGTCTTTCACTGTGTAAGCTGTGGCTTCGATGGGCATAGCGACACCGTGGCAAGTTGGAACCTCGCTCGATGGGCACGCGCAGGGATACGCCGGTATCTCACGAAGGGCGCGGTAAAAATATGATTCGTTCATGGTTCGACTGCCTTGTTTTGCGGGGCGGAAAAATCAGACGCGAGTTCCTTTTGCGGGTTGCAGTCACGTTGCAGGTTCGACAGACCAGACTGTCTCCGTGCTTGATGAGATTGTCGGCCACGAGTAGGTGGCCGTGTAGACAGGTGGGGAGGCGATTATAGCGGGGCGCTTTCATGGGCTAGCGCAACCTCATTGGCAGCGGCAGTACCCCAAACAACGTCTGAATCACATAGAGAACCATGAAAAGGATCGCCAAGACCTGAATGACCCTGCGCACGGTCGGGTCCATGGGGATTAAGTCTATCAGATACAAAATCACGGCCAGAATAATGAGGGTCAGTAACAACGATAACATCGTATACTCCTACGGTAACTGCCTGTGACGCCTGACTCTGGCCAGGCGTAGATTCGGGGTCCGCTGAGCGGCGATGTGGCGGCGTACCCGCGCCCACGACTCACAGAGACGCAGGAACTCCGCGACCTCGGGCTGTGGGGGGAGCGGCCACGCCGTATCCAGATTCCCCACATGATTGGCCCGGTCCGCCTGGTAGCGTAGAAACTGGGGGATCCTGAAATACGCCGTTGCCGCTTGGCGCATGAGTTGTTGCTCCTGCTGCTCAAGTGCGCGCATGACGATCTCCTTTCTGGTGAGGGGGTTTTCTTGGCATCCGCCACAGCGGCGAGCTACAGCGGGGACAGCGCAGTGGATGGGCGACACGCGCCTGCCACTCCGTACCACACCGCTGACACGTATAGATGAGAAAGGTAAAGATTTTTTCCATGACCGATCTGTATAATATCCACGCGCTTATGTCAACATGATGCTGTTGACATCGTATCACGCATTTGCTACAAACAACTAACAAGGAGATAGATATGAGTTTTTACGAACGGATGAAGCGGAAGATTGAGCGGGACGCAACGGAGACGAAGCTGCTACGCGGGCAAGCGTTGAGCGGGACGGAGCAGAGGATGGTGGGTGAAACGACCGCGCTCATCAGTGAGATACTGGACGAGGAGGCACGGAGCCTCGGGATGGTGTCCGCTGTCGAGAGGAGTGAGAGCGGGGAATGGTTCATCGCCGTTGGCGATGACTTCCATTTCACGAAGAAGCCGAGCTATCACGTCCAGTGTAGGATGCAGCCTTCGATCTGCACGAAAGGATGCGCGGATTACATTGCCACCAAGGAGGATTTTCTTGACTTCATGCGGAATCATCTGAGCCACCCTGACCACGAACCATCACAACAATTCTAAGGAGACCCACCATGAACGAACCCGCGCTCATTCCCACGCCTCTCACCCTCGACGTATTCCGCGTCGGTGAAATCATGGTGAAGAGCGGATACTTCACCGACGTGCGCGATGCCTCGCAGGCCATCGTCAAAATTTTAGCCGGTGCCGAGATCGGGATTGGTCCACTCGCCGCGATCTCTGGCGTGTACATCCAGAACGGTAAGCCGACGTACAGCGCGAATATCATTGCCGCCGCGATCAAAAAATCCAAGCGCTACGACTACCGGGTGAAGCTGTTGACTGCAATTCAGTGCGACCTGGAGTTCTTCGAGAACGGCAAGTCGGCTGGGGTAAGTAGCTTCACGATGAAGGATGCGGAAACGGCGGGCCTGCTGGCCGGTCGCAACGTGCATAGCTGGAAGCATTACCCCAAAAACATGCTGTTTGCGCGGGCGCTGACCAATGGCGCGCGCTTTTACGCGCCAGATGTTTTTGGTGGGCAGGCTCCCTATTCGCCCGAGGAGTTAGACGTGGAGGTCGATGGTGAATCAGGCGAAGCGATTACGACACCACCCACGGCTACGGTCGCGCTACCTGCAAAGCCGACGCTGATGGAGAAGCTGAGTGGCGATCCCAAACCCTTGCGTCTTGGCAAGGCGCAAGAGGAGAGCAAGCCAACGTTCACTCACACGCCCGAGCCCCCACCATCGGCGACCATCTCCGAGGCGCAGCGTCGTCGTCTGTTCGCGCTGCTCAAGGTGGCCCAGGTCGAGCCCGAGCGGTTCAAGGACTGGCTCATTTCCACGAGCCCGTACCACTACGCGAGCACGAAGGACATCGCCCTTGCCCACTATGACGGTATCTGCGAGGCGATCACGAATGGGATGGTGACGGCAGTGCCCTTTGACTACGCCACCATCATCGCGAAGGCACGCATTACGCGCGATGAATTCGAGGCGTTTGTCCGGGCGCACTTTGAGATGGCATGGAAAGATTTGGGCTTGGCGCAACGGGTCGAAATCACGGACCAGCTTGAGAGCGGCTATATCACGCAGTGGTGTGTGGATAACGGGCCACGGGAGGAGCAGGTAAGTGGATCGTAAGATCATTCACCTTCCTCTTTCCGTAGGAGGCACACTGCTCATCGTGGCCCCCATCTCACAGCGTCAGCAATATACGGAAGCGATTGCCCTCTACCAGGAGCACGCGCCGGGCAACATCGTGATCTGCGAAGAAGCCTACGAGGGGACCGTGGAGGAGCGCTGGCATGTTCGTCAGGCCGAGCGGTATCACCAACAGTGCACGACGCCGTACACCCATCGCAACGTGCACTGTTTTTCCGTGCACTGCGTCAACATCGACGAGGTGCCCAACCGCTCACTGGCGCTGTTTTGGCGTATCCTGGGCGAGACGTTGCATGACCAGCATCTCTCGCCCCCCGTGCCACGCCCGCACTCGCGCCTGCCTGATGCGCTGGGCTGTCTGGCGGCGGTTGTCGTGGGGCTCACTATCGTGGTCGGCTGCGCGTGGGTCAGTACCTTACTGTGGCGTTACTTTGTAAAGTAACTAACGGAGACATTGTGCGGGAACGAATATCTATTGGATCCGATAGGGCTATCGCCATCTATCATGGTGGCCTGTGGAAACATAAACCGGCGCGTGATGTGGCCCTCTTGCAACTCACCACCGTGGAGCTCTGTCTGCCATTTGACGAATTTCATCGCGTGACGGAAGAGGCGCTCGGTCGCCCGGTATGGACACACGAGTTCGCCAATCCCGACGCGCTCTTGGCGGAGTTACTTGGCGATGCGCCACGCCCGACAATGACGGAGATTCTCGCGCTGCTGCCGGCGGAGAAGACGATAGTAGTTATCAAGGAGAACGCGATTTGAGTAACAACGAATACCGCATGTCAAAGAAGGAAGGATACGAGGCGCTAGCGCTCTACCTGAATACCCATGAGTTCCAACGGCCACGGTCAGTGACCTCGGTCACAATCGAAGAGGTGACGGGGGATTTTATCTGTGCGTTGGGGGCGGAGAAGAAGAAGCGGGTGCGCAAGGCTCGGCCCCCACGCGCGACCGAACAGGAGACATAAATGGAGCACGGATGAGCCTCCGTCTGGACGAAAACGAGTTCAAGATTCTGCATCAGCGGGTCCACGGGAAGCCGCCGAGTACGCCGGTAGTGAAGGAACGGAAGGGGGAGGCAACCGTCGATTACGCGGCGGTGCTGCTGGCGCAAATTGTCGACGCCGCGCTGCCTGGCCAGTGGTTTCGGGAATTCACGTTTCACGAATCGCGCAACTGGCGGCTTGATGTTGCCTGCCCACACGCCAAGATAGGGATTGAGTGTGATGGCGGTGTTCATCGGTTAAAAAAGCGCTTTCTCGGCGACATCGAAAAACACAATGCGCTGACTTTCGCGGGCTGGCATTACCTGCGCTGCACCCCTGAGCAGGTACGGAGCGGGGAAGCGCTTGATTTAGTTCGTGCGTTTGTCACGAACTGAAGCTCACTCGACTTTGCCCCCACCAGGACAAAGACTAAGTAACCCTTGTGAAACCGCAGTAACACGGTAGCCCCAATGACAGATATTCTGAGCCGCTACGAAGTCAGCATTATGCGTATAGCCACACTGCCAACACCTGAACGTCTCTTTATGTCTCATGTGTCGCTCGACCTTCCCGCATTTAGGGCAGGTAGTGCTAGAGTAAGCCGGGTTGACCACGATACATGGGACTCCTACGATAGCCGCCAGCAACGCTACTCTCATACCAAAGAATCGCGCCGCGTGACCTTTCCACCGGATGAGTCGCTTGGGGTCTTCAACTGCTATCGCTCTTCCCGTCTTCAGTGCCACGGACACCAAAGAGCGAGCCTCTTTGCTCAGCAGTTGCTTCTGGAACGTACCATTCGACCGCTTGTCGATCCCATGTTTTTGTTGCATGGCTCGGCGGTCACGTTGTTTCTTGAAGATAGGCCGGAGATCACAGCCCTTGTACCCATCAGACCGCGCAACGCAGGTACGGGCTCCCACGTCAACGCCGATGGTTCCTCGCGTTTCTTGCACCTCAGCGAGCGGAACAGAGACACTCACGCGCGCATACCACTTGCCGTTCTTGCGAAAGACTTCAGCGCTTTCATTCAGCTTGGCACCAGGCAAGGCCAGCGTCCTGTTAATCGCTCTATGCCGGTTGGCGGGAATATAGAAGCCGCCGCTCTTCCCGCGTGTGGTACTCGTGCCCCGCAACATAATCCATTGATCGAAGCTCTTGGCCTTTCTGGGCTGCTGAATCTCCGCGCTATCAATCAATTCGGCCTTGAGCGGTCCGGGGATATGTCCTGCTTTGGTTGTGCGCCGGTAGTCGATGAACGCTCTTCGGTAGGCACGCCCGATGAACTCACCGAGCCCCTTGGTACTGGGGAGCCGCCCCCCTTCCTGCACCAGTGTGGTTGTGCAGGCCGCATGGGTGCGTTGGAAGAGGGACGACAGAAGCGCCAACGTGTCGGCTTTGTTGGCGGACGGATACATCTTGAGTTTATAGGAAAGATTCACGACCTGCACACAAAGAGTGTAGCAGCATCGAAGACAAAAAGCAAAAAACCCCGCCCCGTGCAAAGTCGAGCGAGCCGCCAACATACGGCGGATGAACGTGCTGGCGAGACTGCGCTTGCCAGCCCTATGCAAAGCGCGTTCGCCCTCGCTCACCAATGCGCTTTGAAGGAGATTGACATGGACCGTGCAACAATGAACGCGATGGCGAGCGATATCACCGCCATCATTGAACAATTTCTCGCGCAAGAGCAGGACACACAGGTACATACCCTCGTCCTCTCGTATTCCCCCGCGATGGAGGAAAGCCCCTCGGCCTGTGCCTTCGAGATCACGGAAACGGTGCGGATCGTCCATCGGCCAGGAATGCAAGAGGCCGCGGATGACGAGACTGAGTACCACCACGGCGTACCCATCGTCTTTCCAGAAGACGGCCAGTCCATACTCTCTGAGCGACAGGCGGACGACGCGCGGCTCACTGCCTTCAATGCGCAGCTTCAAGAGACGATGGACGATCTCGTCACGGCGTCAGAGCTGGATGAGTACGAGCAGGCCGTGCGGATGTATGAGCAGCGTAATGGATTCCCTCCACTCACTACAACAGCACGGGATTTACTCCGTGAGACAGCCAATGCGTTAATAGAAAAGAAGGACCAGGGTGATCGGTAAGAATGAGAAGGGTAGGCAGGGGGGCCTACCCCTTCGTGGTGGTTGTGGACGCGCGGCGATTGATACGCTCTTCATAGCGTATCCGCGCGGTGATTGTCAAATTTCACTACGACCCCAGAAACATACTAAGCGCCGAGCGGTTCTTCTGACGACTAATCGACGACTTGGCTTGACTCTGTAGCTCACGCCAGTTGAGCCACGCGCCCAGGTCGGACTTCCGCTGTCGCATCGCGGGCAGCGCGGCTCTATCGCCGGCGGACAGCGCGCGCTGGAGTTCCGCCCGCCCCGCACGGTATTCATTCTCCGCCGTGGGCGCGAATCCACCCGCGCTGGCGAGGATTCTCCCGGTTGTCCGCCGCGACTTCACCTGGCCCCCCGGAGTCCGCGTCACACCGCCCCGCATGAGTTCGGCCACGGCGGACGCGATACGCACGGTGGGACCACCAACCAGGGCGCGGGTCGCGGCGACGGCTCCTTCCTTGAAGGTCGGATTCTCCGCGAACGCCGCGAGCGGAGCGGTGACTGGGGAGACGCCGCGCATCGACGTGGGCAGGCCAGGCAGTGCCGAGCCCGCTCCCCCAGTAGACGCCCCGGTCATGTATTCGACCGGGTCTATGTTCGGAAGGTTAATTCCTTGTTGCGCCAGCGACCACTGGACGAGGCCATAGAGCGGGATGCCCGCCGTGCCAGACATGGAGAGCAGCACGCCCAACGAAGAGCCCACGACATCCCAGTTCCCCTTGCGGATGTGGCCCGCCAGGAACGTCGCGTAGTTATTGGAGAACGAACGGTAGCGCATGAGCATCGAGCCCCCAGGCGTATTAGTCGCGGTCGCGCGGTTGCTCGGGGTCATGAAAAAGTTCGTGTCACGGACCACCTGCAGCCCGTGGCGGATTGCTTGTTGCTCGCTGAGACCGTTCTGGAGTGCATTGTGTTTGCCCGCGTGGTACGCCTGAACGCGGTTCATCTTCTCGGTGAATTGCACGAGCTTCCCCGTCTTCTCCGCCATGGCAAGCATCCGTTCAGGGACATCCTCCGTGAAAAACTTAGGAATATCACCACTCACAGCACCGACGGCGATGGCCTCCTCCGCCGCGTCTTTCCATTTACCAGGGAGAAACTTGCCGAGCCCATACGTGAACGATTCCTCTCCCACCAAGGGCATCAGAAACAGCGCATTTTGGGTCATCTGGAGCGGATAGAAGCGGGCGTTCATCCCAATGTCGAGCACGTAGCGTAGGGTGTTTATCGCGCCGATACTCTTCTTCAAGGTCTGCGCCTTGATCGGGATACCGCCCCGATTCAGCGCCGTGGCCCACTTATCGTATGAGTGGTTCTTGCGCTGGCCGACTTGGTCGAGCGTGAAGTCGTTGACCCATCGTTGGATCGCCCGCGTCTTATCATTCGTGCCCTGTGTCTCCATGAACTTCGCGAGGTTGGCGTCGATATTCGGGAGCATCTGGTCATAGACGGCTTTGCGCACGGTGGCGCTGATATGCCCCAGGTACGTCTTGTAGGGGTCATTGCCAAAGACCAGATCGGTATGCTTGGCGAACATCGACGGATCATAGACACGGGCCTTGGCGATGCCGTGCTCGTCGTAGCGCGCGGAGGCTTCGCTGATGGCCTCGCCGATCTTGCCGACACTCTCGGTCGCCATCTCTTTCCTGCGGTTCAGATTCTCTAGTACCTCTTTGGCGCGGCTCATGGCCGCACTGGTCTCGACGGTATCCCCCTTCGCCGCCATCGCGGTCATCCGCGCCTGGAGCTGCGCGATGCCATCGGTGAGGGCATCCAGTTCCGTCTCGGCCACGGAGGTGGGGAACAGCAGGTTGCGCTGATACACGGCGAGCCGCCCCGGGCTCATGTTCATCTCCTTGGCGAAGGCGAACAGCGGTGTGCGCACGTTGTCCATCAGGTCTTGGCCGAAGTCCAGGGTCTTCGCCCACTGCGCGACATCCTCCTCGGCGAACTTGGGCATGGTCGCGAGCGGGACGGTGGGATCGACGCGCTTGGGGTCACGCGCGCTCGCGACTCCCTTCTCGAACAATTCCCGCACGATGTTTTCTTTCGCCTGGGGCGTGAGTCCCTGCTGAATCCGCTTCATCCCTTCCTCGAACCACTCCTTGTGACGTTGGCCGACAATCAGGTAATCGTTCCAGCTCGAATCCACCCCATGCTTGGTAAACATCCGCGCCGCCGCCTGCTGAAAGGCATACTCGGCGTTGCCGCTCACGTAGTCCGCCTTGTTGGCCAGGCTGCCAATCCAGGTCAAGAAGGGATTGCCATTCTTGCTGAGCATGTGTTGTGGATCCCACGCCCACGGCGCAATGCCGAAGTAGCCCAGCGCCTTCTTGACGGCGGTCTGCCCTGCAACAAGAGGATCATCGGCAACATGGTGAGACCCTTGACGCAGGGCACGCATGTCGTCGCGGAGGTCCATGAAGCGGGATTTGAGGAGAGGCCGCATGGACTCGGGCGTCGCCTTGAGCACCTCGGCTTCATAGTTCGTTTTGAGGTCAGCGGCTTTATCCCAGAGCTTGCTGTGTGATTCCTTGAGGTACTCTAGCAGTGAGGTCCGCGCGTCTCGCTGGGCCACGTCGGTGAGCTGGCCTCTGACCTGCGCCCCTTCCTGGGCCAGTTTCGTGGCCGCACTGCCCAGTCGTGCCTCATCCATCTGCTCGTCAATAAAGGTCTGGTGGGTCTTGAGGATAGTATCGAGTTCCTCGTCGGCCATCGCCGGATCGACACGCCTGGTTTGCCGAGTCGCACGGTCAGCTTCGCGGTTACGGCGCATCTCGGCGGACAGGGCGTTGAGTTTTTCGTTGGGGACGGTCTCTAGGGACTTCTCCAGACGGTCAAGCATCTCCGGTTTCACGTCTTTGAGGTGCGGGACTCTCGTCACCGCAAGCGGTCCAGCGGGCCGTCCGACCATATCGGAATAGGGGACCGGCTCGACGGTCGGGAGAATGCCTTGCTTGAGTTGCTCCAGCCGCTCTGGTCCTTCAGGCCCAATGCGGGTGGTGAGCGGCTCGACGCGACTCTTGAAAAACTCTTGCCGGTGCGCTTGGCGAAACGCCTTACGCTCGGCCAAATCCATCCGTGGCTGTCCTTCGCGCACACGTTTCTGATTCTCTAAGAATAACTCTCCCCTGGCATACGCCGAGGGTTCGGTGATGCCCATGATGTCGGCTTGGGTCTCGTTCCCCACCGGACGCATGTTGATGTAGTCGGTGAGTCCCAGGTGCGTCTGCGCGGTGTGCAGTAACTCGTGCTCAAGGAGCCCTTCAATATCGTCATAGGCATCCTCGATGTTCCCCGATTTCAGTGCCTTCTTCTTCGCCTCCTCCACGGCGGAAAGCGTGATGTCCATGGTTCCGGTTTCGGGATCCCACGCGCCATGATTGCCGATTGAGAAACTGTTGAGCTGGTAGTTGTTGACGAGGCCCATCACCTTGGGGTGGCGCTGGGCAATGCGCGCGGTCGCCGTATCGACAATGTTGCGCACCATGCCCTCATCCATGCCGCCGCGCCCCGCATCCATGCTTGCTTGCGCATCCCTGGAAATCCGCCAGCTCGGTGGCTTAGGCGGGATCTTCGTCGTCACCTGCGCCGTCTGCGTCGGATCGTACTCGCCCCGCTGCATGTTGTTCAGCGCCCGCTGTACCCCATCCGTGACCTCATCACCTGTCAGATTGATCGGCGTGAGCTTGCCTGTCTTCGGGTCCTGCGTATACGCGGGGATACGCCGCCCCATCTTCTCGTCGAGGTCTTGCTGTATCTTCCATGACGCCTTTGCCTGCGCGACGTTGAGCGGCCCGTACTTCTTCTCCATGAGCTTGAGCTCGCCCTCTGGGTACGTATCGTTTCTCAAGTCATTGAGCACCTCGCCCGTCAGTTGCCGGTGATAGTCAGGATCGGCGAGCGCTTTCGCCCGCTGCTCAGGACCAACAGGCAGGAGATGGAGCGGAAGCACACCGCCTTGCAGCGCGGCGTGATCTTCGAGGTCGTGCAGTTCGCCCACGTCGGTCATGTACTGCTGCATCCGCCCGCGTTTATCCACCTCCTTGCGGACCTCAGCGGCAATGTCTTTCGCGCGCTCCCCCACGTAGTCGGCGGGATCACGGGTTAAGACTTGATCGGCGGCGTCGATAATCTCCGCTTCTTTCTTCAACTGCGCGGTGGGCTTGAGATTGAAATACTTATTGCGCGCCCGTAACTCGTCATCCCGGTTGAGGGTGTCGGCCAACCGTGCCAAGGCTCGCTCTGGGGCCGTCATTAATTCTTCGAGCGGCTTCACGGTCACGTCGGCGAGCTTATGCTTGGGCAGGGAGAGTTTATTGAGGTCGAGGAAGTTCGCCACCTTGCCTGCGAGTCCGGTCTTGGTCCCGGTCTCGACGGCTTCTCTCAGTGCCCCCTTGATGGCCCCACCCGCCACCGCCGTGCCCATCGCGAAGCGCGCGGGTCCAAAGAGCACCTGCGACCAGTTCTCTATTGTGTTGGGGTTCTTGCCCTTAATGAGACCAACCGCCGCTTCGGCCCCCATGCGCGTGGCTGCCGCGATGGGAAGCGCCCACGGCGCGGTAACGCCGCCGTACATCGCCGCCCCACCAGCCAGCAGTTCCGCCGCGAGAGGGATACCTTCAACCGGGTCTTCCCAGATAGTCCGCGCGGAGTTGAGAAAGGAGCCCACGCCCGTGCGGAGTATCGACACGGGCGCGGAGGCGATGTCCGACATGATCTCACCAAGGGGCTTGTTGATCTCCCTGACAACGCCTTCTTTGAGTCCGGTGCCAATCTTCGCGAGGTTCTCAGTCGTCACGGGCGTCTGGGATTCGAGGCCCCCCGGTTCGGCAATCTGCTCTGTGAGCTTCTTCCCTTGGCTAGCCCAGAAGCCCTCTGATTCAGGCTCCGCTACGGGCGCTGATGTTGCTGCTTCCGCGCGCTTCCGCCGCCATTCGTCCATCAACTCCTGTAGCGATGTAGCCATAGTCGTGGGTTAGGCGGCTTCCTCTCGGAAGTCATAGGACTTTTGGAAAATATCCCGGTCGCAGATGTACAATTCTCCGTCCACACCGCGCATGAGGTAGTCGCCCGGCTTTCCTTGCTTATAATCGCCTTCGAGCGTGTTCACGCGAAACGGTTCTTCCATCTCCTTTGCGTGAACGATGATGGGGCGCTTCATACACGGCTTCATATCCTCGACGACTTCTCGTTCTTCGTAGATTTTCATAACGCTCCATGGCACGGTTACATGGTTCCTCGACGACGGGCACGCAGGAGGTGCTCTTCCAGCGTCATGTCTCGCTGCGCGGCTTTCCTTGCGAGGAGCTTCTGGAGATAGGATCGGGTCTCTGGAGAGGAGAGCATCGCCTGCAGATTTTCGGGAGCCTCCAAGAGGGCTTTGCCTGCGCTGGCCCCTACGTCACGCAGATTCGCCAGCCCAGGGGAGACGTCTCTCAGCGGGTCCGGCGCTGGAGTCGAAGGTCGCAACGAGGCGAGAAAATTCTGCGTCTCTTGCTGCGCCTTGTTCGCGACTTCATCAAAGGTGCTCCCGATGCCGCCCGCTTCCTTCGCCGCCTTCTCCGGGTCCTGACTGCTGATGAGATACTGACGCGCCTGGTCCTTCGCGATTGGCGTAAAGTGCGCAATCATCTTAGTTGACACTTCGCCCGGTAGGAGTCCCTTGAGAGAGAAGCCGCGATACTCCTCCTCACCAGCCGCCTGCGCATTGAGGACCGCGGTGATGTGCTTGTCGAAGAAGTGTTTTTGCAGCGCCGGGACTTTCCTCTCCACGGCTCGGAGTTCGCTGCTGTCACGCTGATCGTCCGCGTAGGCCAGGATCATCTTTTGCTCGTCAGTCGCGTCGGGATTATTCCGCATCGCTTCTATCAGCGCATAGTTACCCGCGAATTGCTTGGCGGCGTTGGCGTATTTGAGCTGCTGTTCGATGGGTGCGAAGCGCGCGGTTGCCTCCCGTTTGGTCTGCGCATCCGCCAGGTCTCTCCACCTCTCTTGCATCTGGGCTTTCTTGAGCGCGCGTTCCTCTGGCGCGTCGAGTACCTTCTGTTGTTCGTTGCGGGCCAGGAGGTCCGCCAGCGAGTCTTCCTCAAACTTCTGTTGTACCACGCCTTCGGGGAGTCCAAAATTCTGGGCGTACTCGCGTATCCGTGTGGCCTGCTCACTGAGCCCCGGCTTGGGCTGGACGCGCTGACTGCCGGTGGCTGGGTCAAGGACGATCTCACTACGGAGCGCATCATCGCGTGGAATCTTCGCGTCAAATTGGGGGTCGGTGAAGCGCATGTTGCGGAGACTGGCGATCTGACGGATTTGGTCAAGCGTCCCCTTAAATTGCTTCGCGTTTTCGTCCCTGACGTCCCGTTCCTCTTGCGCTGTCATCGCGCGGCTCTGGGCGATCATCCGGTCTGGCAGCTCCTTGCTCGCCCGTTCCTGCACTTCGCGGCGCTCTTCCGCCGACATCCCCTGCATCTGATTCGCGGAGACGCGAAAGCCGCCTTGGAGTTGGTGCGCGGCGATATTGGCTTCTTGCACATTCTGCCGGAGCGCTAAGTCGTCGAGCCGGGCCTGCGCATCTTCCTTCTCCTGTTCCTGTTTGAGTCTGAGTTCCGTGATGTAGTCTTCCAGCGCGCCCATTACCATCCCCCTCGCTCTCGACGCACCCGCGCGATCTGTTCCGCGTTCATGCGGCGATTGCGCTCTAGTTGTTGGGCGCTTGTCTCCTCCTCGGACTGCATGTAGTCCTCCCCTTCGGGACCGCGCGCCCACAGTGTACCAGGACTGCCGTCGCCCGGCCCTCCAGAGAGCCCTCGTGGGGCAAGCTGCAATCCCTGTCGCTCTGCTGCTAAATCCAGCGCCATGTTGATTCTGTTCTGACTCTCAGGTGGGCGCATTTTGGGGCTCGTGCCTTCGGTCATATAGAGCGCGACATCAGCCCGGCGTTGCTTCGCTTCTTCGTCGCGCTGCGCCTGGCGATCTTCAAAGGGACTCGGTCCCCATTCGCCTTCCGTCCCGGCTCTCTGGCCCTGCGGCCCGATGTTATTCACCGTATCAGGCAGCGCATTGGTAGTGCTCCCGGTCGTCTTGCCGGTGAGATCGGAAATAGCCATAGCGGAGCCGAGGAGTCTATTCTGTCGCTGTTGCTGCTCGCGTACTGCGGTATCGAGCCCCTCACCCATGCCGAACGTGCTGCCACTGCCGCGTGCGAAGCCCGGCTGTATTAGCCGCCGTGGACCGTTGAGCGCGTTGAGCGCGCGCTGCCCTTGTTCGATTCGTGCCTGTTCATTCATCCGCTGTAGTTCTTCGAGCACGTCTTGCGGGTCCTGTCCCTCACCCCACATATTTTCTATTGGTGCGATCATGCGTCGTCGTGCCATCGGTATCTCCTACTGCGCGCGATTGGATCTCAGGTTGCCAAGCCTAAAGTATGAGCCATACCGCCGCCGTGGAATGTCCATCTGATCGTAGATGTCTTCGACGGGGCCATAGCTCTGCTGCTGTTGCTGGCTCTTCAGGCGATACTCTTCGTTGTTGCGTTGGGTGTCCATCTCGAATTGGCGACGCGCGGCGGCCATCGCCAATTCTCGCGCGCGGTTGCGATCATCTTGTTGGTCGTCATACGCTCGGTTACGATCTTGCCTCCCCAGGTCAAACTGCCGGTTCTGATCTCCCCGGCTCAGGTCATACTCGCGGTTCTGATCTTGCCGCCCCAGGTCAAACTGCTGGTTACGATCTCCCCGGCTCAGGTCATACTCGCGCTGTTGCTGCTGATATTGCTCCCACGCCAACCGTCCGCGCGCATCTTCGATGTCCGCTTGTTGCTCACCGGCCCAATAATCCCGGTCTATCTGCGCGTTCTGGGCCGCGACCTCGGCGAGTATCCGCGCGCGGTCAAGTTGTTGGGCATTGAGCTGTCCTTCGATACCGCCCCGATCCCTGAGATTGCCCGCCATTTCTTGATTCGCTTGCCCGAGCACATCACTCACTAGTTTCGTCTGCCCCTGGTAGCGGGCATCGCCCAACGCGCCTTCAATGTCCGCCCCAGACTGCGCCATCGCGCCCGCGAATCCCGCTTGTCCACTGGTCGTCGCCCGCCCCATCGCCTGCCCACGCGCGGCCTGCGCTTGTCGCACTAACTGGGAGTTGAGCGCGGTAATGGTGCCGCCAACGCCGGGCGCGCCAAGCGGATTGTCAATGGTCGATTGCAACGCGCCAGACCGCGCCCGGAGCGCATTGAGCGCTTCGATGTTCGGAGCCTCAAAGGTAGGGGCTTTGATCCGCGCGCCACGGGGACGGCGGGCTACTGGGACATAGCCGGAGCTACTGGTATTCCCAAAGTTAGGAAACGGCGGCATACGCTTTCTCCTGTGTTTTGCTGCTGTTTATGCTCATCAGTGTATCGTGATGGACTCATAGGGGCCGTCCACCACTTGAAAGCTACACCCTCTACTGACCACGTCAAAGTCCGTCGTGGGAACAACCCTCAGCATGAGTCGCCACTGCCTGGCCTTCATCGACATCTGCACGCGCATCTTGGTCGTCGTCTGGACGACCGTCTTACTGAGACTGTACGCCTCATTGTCTTGATCGGTGACAGTCACGGTCACGAGATGTCCACCCAGAGGTGGCTGCGTGGCCACTTGCCACCATATTTCATGCAAGCGCTTGTCGCTCGTCACGTTATATTCTGGGCTCTCACCCGCGAGAGGCGGGGGTAGTGGCCCGGTTTCTTCGATGTATTCGATCCCCGCGCCGTCGTCACTTGCCGCCGTCTCGTCAAGACGGTACACATTGCCTGCTTCACCAATGAGGATTTGATTCGGCTGGGCAATGTTCTGGTAGAGACACGCGACATCAGCGGCGAGATACCAGAGTGAATACCGCTGCGCGGGCGCGGTCTCATGATCTTCACTGAACACGAGCGCCATGTTCAGGTCGGTGAGGTCAATAACCCCACCACCGCCGCCGTCATTATCGCGGGCCAGTTTGACTTGGGCAAAGACGCCAAAGAGAAATGCCATGATTAAAACTCAAAGAGCGGCATATCTAGTCCGCCCGCGATCCACCCCGCGCCGTGGTCCCACATCAGGGTCGGATTCGCCAAGGTGGGCAGGTCGTAACGATACAGGTAGCGGTAGTCGAACACCACATAAATCTTCGTGCCGCGGATGAAGCAAAACTGGGCGCTAACCAGGGTGCCCGCCGTAATCGTGATGTAGATGTCGGCCACGCATGGGGACGCATCCGTCCCGCCCGGCGTCGTGTAGCTCTCCACGCCAATCAGTCCCCCCGCGAGAGACCGGAAGCGCCAAATTCGTCCGGTCCGGTAGTCGAAACAGTAGGCGCGTGACGCGACGGCCCCAAAGTTGGCGTGCGCGCGGTGGGCCACATCGACCGCCCACACTCGGCCATGCGCGCCGGGGTCCGGGGAGTGCGACACCAGTTGTCCTCCCCATCCATTGAAGGTGTGCGGATTGCGCAGCGACACCCACGTCGGCGCGCCAGGATCAATGACGGTATAGGCATTCGGGAGGGTGTCGAAATAGGAGGGAGACATATTGAAGCTCGCCAGTGTGGTGCCATCAATCACCGTGCCCAGCGCCACCGTCGAGACGTTGGGGATGAGATACCCGATGCTTCCGGTGACGCTGAAGGGCAGGAGCCACATCTGGTCGTTAAAAATATACGGCAGGCCAGGGACGAGGCCAATTCCCGTCACCGTGAAGGTGCCGGCCTCCGCCCCGGTGGGGGCGGTCACGCGATGCACCAGGAACGTCTGGGTGGTGGAGTACGTCTCAATCAGGTACGCCCAGGGGTCATGGGTCCCGATGGCCGACCCGCCGGTAAACCAATTGACGTTGACGGCGATCCTGGTCAGCTCGACGCCGGTGCCCATGTTCCCCAGTATCCAATCGTTGCCAGACTGCTCGCGGCCATAGAAATACGACATACCGAGTTCGTACTCCTTCACCTTGAGCTTGATATAGTGCAGGCCCGACAAGTCATTCTCGGCGGCGGTGATCTCATAGCGCAACCGCAATACCTGCCCCGCGCCTGCGGGAAAGGCTCTCGTGTAGACCATCGCGCCTGACTCTGGATCGCGCACGGTGATCTCGCCAGTGACCTTGCTATCGCCACCGTAGCGGGCTGGAACCGCTTGGACGACCGTCGCGTAATCGGTGGTCGTGTTGTTGGTGATGATGATGTCTCGTGTCACCACCTGCGCGCCTTGCAGGTTCTTCAGCGGTGAGGGAACCGAGATGTATTCGTCGTCGATCTCGCCGGTATTGAGGGTCACGATACTAAAGTCGGGTTTGATGTAATCGCCGACAACTTGCACCGAGTACCAGTCGCAGGTAGATGATCCACCATTCTTATCCTGTGTCACCCACAAGCCGGTTGTATAAACCGGAGCAGAGGGGACATAGGTGCGAATCTCCACCTTGGTACTGACCGGCGTAAGCGTAGCGAGCAGCGTCCAGGTGCCAGAGATGGGCGTCGTGCTGTCGATGCTCGTGTATATCTTAATCGTCGGCGCGGTCCCGATGCTGCTGAGCTTGTACTTCACCGAGACTTTCTTCAAGAACATCTTGTAGTGGAACACATCCCGAATGCCATCACATGTCACCTTGTTGGTGACGGCGAAATCGCCATCGAGGATCTGTAACTCGTCCGCCGTGAGGGTGGCGAACGTTGGGGCTGTGATGTCCGTCGTCTTTCTCCACACCGCATCTTCGCTGTGCATCTGCCGGAGTCCTGGCATGTTGGGCGCATCGCCTGAGACGTTGGTCACTTCCGACCAGTTCTCTCGGTGGGTAGTGACTGAGGCGTTCACCTTCAGGAAGTAGCGCCCAGGCTGTACGTGGATGAGTCCCGTGTAGGTCGCGACTCCAGAGACGAACGAAACCGTCTTCGTCCCTTGCAGGTACGTATCCTTGTTGGGGCCAGCAAAGCTGAAGTTCACGGCGGTACAGGTGCCTGCCGTGCCCGTCTGTACCGTGCCAGCATCGTTCACGGACTTCACCACGATATTGGCTATGGCCGTGCCGATGATCGCGGTATCCGGTGGCTGGGTCGTAAACTCCAAGTATCTGAAAGCAGTTGCGCCAGAGCCTTTGTAGTAGAAGGTGGGGGAGTAGATCACGGCCTTATTCACGATACAGGCACTCGTGCATTCGATCCGGTATTTGTACTCACCAGCGGCGAGCGCGGAGTTGAGCGCGATTGAGAACGCCGCGACTCCGGCGACTAAGGTAGCCGTCGCCGTCTGGGCGCTCGAGCCGGAGACCACGGCCAACGCGACAGCGATAGGCGTATCCCGCGCGGCGGGCGTGACGATTTCAATTTTGAAGACGGACACGCCAGTGAGGTCACGATTGCCGCTCGGACTCCATACCTGCTCTATGTTCCCGGCGATACTGCCGCCACTAGCCAAGTAGGGCTTGTTAATCACTTCGAGTGCGTAGAAGGGGAGGTCTCCCTGGGGCGGACCTGGAGGATGGGGCGGGTCGGTGGGTACGTCATCCGATTCAACCGTGGCCGTAATGACGAGATTCGAGATCGTGAGGCGCATACTATAGTTGGTGGCCTTATGTTCGAGACCAAGATGAGTCCGTAGGATGCCCGCATTACCGCCCGCGAAGTACGAATGTCCGGTGGGTACCAGTGCCGATGTCACCGACATGTGACCACTATTTGATTGTTCCGCGCCTATCGGTACGGAGATCCAGCACCCAGGGACGCCCGGCCCGGCAAGGCAGCTAATAAACCCCTGGTCAGTGCCACTCACCTCGTATACATAATCGAGTTCCACCGTGTAGATCGTGCATCGCGGATTAACCGGCAATGTGCCTGCCGTCTTAGGGACGACAAGACTCTGGGCTCCGGTCAGATAGGTGTCGCCCCGCGTAATCGTGTTCGACGGATAGGTGTAGGTCACGATGCTAGACACGACGCGTTCTCCCTCGGCCAAAGAAAACCCACTGCTTATTGTCGTTGTCGTATACCGAGGCCCCGCCCTGGTCATAATCAATCTGCCGGTAGAGCGCGGAGACGCTATCAGTGACCGGCACGACGGCAATCGTGGACCTGAGCGCGTTGCTGTTCTGGATGATCTGGTAGATGCGATCCTTGCCAGAGAAGAGCATTCGCCCTGGTGCCACGGCCACGTTGGTGATGTCCGCGAATCCGACGCCCGTACTGTTGGGCGCGACCGTGAGCGGAAATATCTCACGGGCGGATTCATCCGCGAGCGACTTCTCAATCGTCCACGCGCCAAAATCTTGCCCGATCACCAACGAGGTAAAGAAGGAGACCAGCCCCGTGATATAATTCCCTCCATTCTCGCCGAAGTTGATCACGTTCCCTGGCGGCCATGCGTCCGGTTTGAAATAGAGCCCCGCCGCATCGAGCCCTTGGTCGCTGTAGTAGAGCCGGTTGCCTATCGCCCCAACGAGCCGCCCCTGATGCTCACACAGGACATGGAAGGGGCCAGGGGGAAGCGAGTTGTTGAGCAGATTAGCAGAGGCCGTGCCCGCTTGCAGGAGGAGGTCCGAGAGATTATCCCCGATGGTGGTTGCCAGAGTGACCGGCGTTGGGTTCACGCGGTAGTAGAGTGCCCCAGACTGGGGCCTTGCTTCGAGATTCCAGCGGTCCACCTGCGGGTCATTGCTGGGCACGGAAGGGGCGACAAACGCGCCTTGCTGCTCCGTGTAGGTCACGCTCATGACGGCGGTCGGCTCAGACTCTTGTGAGCCGTTCGCCGCGCTCGACACGAGGCGTGCGCGGTAATCCCGCACCATCGTCAATCCGCCGCCCGACTTCGTCGGAGCCGCCAGCGTCGTGGGGGCCGATAGACCCATCTTCGTGAGGGTGGTCCCATTGTATTTCACGTTGGCATCGAGGCCATTCACGATGTAGAGACAGCCGTTGAAGTGCACAAACTGCGTGCGGTAGCCCGTGCGGGCCGCGAAGCCTGAAGGATACGCGGTCGTCAGGTCCTCCGGGTCGCCACCGATCACCGGCATACGCTGGAGGTGAGTACCAGCCGCCGCGATAATCTGATCGCCGTCAACGGAATCTTTCCAAGTCGTCATCCCGTGCATGGTCCGGTTGCCATCCGCGCCGAACAGCACGCCATTGAGCTTGCGCACGCCTGGCCGGATATGCGTCATGCCCTGCTTGAGCATGACGTTGGTCAGCGCCGTGTGGTACTGGGGCGCAAGGTTCGCTGGGACTGATCTTTGTTGCCACATCCCAGCGGTCGGCCCGGCTTGCTCGAAAACAAAAATTCTCCCCATTAGCCGCGTCCCATGCAGATATAATGAATGACATCCGAGGAGATGTCCGCGCCCGCGATCACCAACGCCGCGGTGCTGGTCACGCCACGAATGGCGACCGCCGCTGTTTCTTCGCTGACCACACAGGCAGGGGTGGTCGCCCACTGCGTAGCAAAGGTCAGCACGCAGGAGGTGACTGTCCCCGACCCGGTCGTGACCTTTCCGGCCACGTCCGTCCCGACGATGCTCGGAGACGTGCCACAGGCGGAGACGACGGGAGGAGAGCCCTCGAAAGTGAGGTGCCCTTCAATTTCTAGGCGACTGTCGGTGTTGAGCGCGACCGTGCCAATCCCCACCCGTCCAGCGGAGTCAATGCGCACGCGCTCATTGGGGGTGACTCCCCCATCCGGGGTGGTATTCAGGGAGAGGCGTCCCGGCATGTCATTGGCTCCGGGCGTGCCATCGACCGAGGCGCTGATCCATCCACCAGATTGAAACGCGGCTCCGTCACTGCCACGAAAGATGATATAGCCCAACGAGTCCCCGGACTGCACGATGGTATGCGTGCCCATCGTACTGGAGCGCGAGCGGTTAATCTCGAAAAAGGCCGAGTGCAACGCAGAGCCCGCTGACCACGTCGTGAATGCCGCCCCGCCATAGTTTCCCGCATTGTCCGTGCTCAGTCGTTGACCTAAGCGGGCACTAGAATATCCGGTGGGCGAGACATTCAAGATGCCGTGCACCGTGGTGTCCGCATCCGTTATCGTTTGGGCAAGGGTATTCCCGGCACCAATGAATACTGGCTTTCCAGCGGGAATACCGCCGATCATGAGGCCATTGCCAGTCACATCGAATAACCCACCCATCCCCGCAACGGACTGGCCAAAGATGGTGCCCGCGAACGTTGACCCATAGGCATTTATGTTCACAGCGGTAGTGTCAGACTCCGCCCGAAAGACCGCGACGCCGGATGCGTTGGCGTTCTGGTTGGTGATGTACAATGGACTGGTCACATTCTTATTGACGTGTAGCGGGTAGCTTGCCGCCGGGGGGCCACCAATGCCAAGGTTCCCGTTCATCTGAAACGCGTCGGTCGCGCCAGTCCACGAGAGCGTCCCATCGGTGCCCGCATCACTATCGAACGTGAGCGTGGTCGGATCGACCGCGCCACTGCCAATCGTCACCGCCCCATCGTTGGTGAGCGTCGGGTCCGTCTCTGCCACCAGTCCGACTGCATCGGTGCCATCACCCACGCAGGAATCGGGAATAGGAGCCATCGCGTCTTGCATGATACAGGTGCGGTTCGCCGCCAGCGTCCCCGGAGCCGCAAGCCAGATATAGTTGGTGCCACTCGTGGTATCCTCCATCAAGCGCAGCGATAACCCATTGGCGATCCAGAGCGGGCCCGTCATCGTATCCCCGGCTTTGAGGACGTAGTTGGTGGCGGTCACAGTATCGGGCACGTCATTATCGACGAGCGCACGAAACGCGGGAGCCGCAGCCGCGCCGGTCGTCGGCCCCGCATAGAAGGTATTGGCGGTCTGCACGGGAATGCCAAACGCCATCGTATCGGTCGTGCTATCGCCCGTCAGCGTGAACGGCGCGTCAATCGTCCAATTGAGTGTATCCGTGGCACTGTCAGCAACCGGGTCGGTGCCCGTGGGGGCGTTCATCGTCTCAAAGCTATTGGACGCCGTGCCCCCGCTCCCGGCATCATCGACACCGTTGCCTACACAGCTATCGGGAATGGGCGACGAGCTATCTTGAAACGTACACGTCCGGTCACTGGCAATCGTCGCGGGAGCCACGAACGCAATATGATTGGTGCCACCCGCTGTCGCCTCCCGCCAGCGAGTTGGTTGCGCATTATCCAGGGTAAGCGGTCCAGTCATGATATCGCCCGCTTTGAGCACGTAATTGGTGGCGGTGACGGTATCTGGGACGTCATTATCGACCAAGACACGAAATGCGGGAGCCGCAGGCCCGCCAGACGTGGGGCCCGCATAGAGCGTATTGGCCGTCTGCGTGTTAATCGCAAACGCGAGCGTATCGGTGGCGCTATCGCCCGTAATTTTGAAGGGGGATTGGAAGGTCATCGTCAACGTATCGGTGGGACTATCGGCGAGGACATTGGAGCCCAGCGGCACGGCGACCGTCGAGAACGTGTTGACGGTCCCCCCTGCATCGGTGCCATCACCCACGCAGGAGTCTGGAATAGGGGCCGCAGCGTCTTGAAAGACACACACGCGATCCGCCCCGAGTGTCGCGGGCGCTTGGAAGGCGACGATATTTGTTCCCCCCGCTGTCGCCTCCAGCCAGCGGATAGGTTGCGCGTTATCCATTGCCAGCGGACCTTGCATGGAATCCCCGGCCTTCAACACATACGTGCCTGGTGGCACCCCACTGGCGACCGTCCCAATCCCATCGGTCTGCGGCGTACTGGTCTGCGCGATCTTGCCGTTCACCGAGAGCGTGAGGCCCTCTCCCGTGCGCTCGGTCGAGTCCATCGTCACGGTGACGTAGGCGGTCGGGTCGTCGTTGCTTTCGCCCACGCTCTGACTGGCATTGGTCACACGCACGCGAATGGCCGAGCCCACGGCGACCGGGATCGCGGCGTTGGCGATCAAGGTAAGCGCGGTGGGATTGCCAGCAATCGCCGCGTACTTGAGTACGTTAATCGCGAAATTTTGTCCGATCTGATTGACGACATCGACGGTGATAGTCTCGGCGGCTTCGGGCGCGGCGGAGAAATTGACCGCGACCTGGGCGAGGTACAAGACTTGACTGTTGACCGGGGTCGTATAGTCAATCGCCCCCGCGTCGAGGTCCTTGGTGCTGTTGTAGGTGGTGGTAGTCACGGCGGAGGCGGGGGAACCGAGCAGCAGACTACCGAGCAGTAGTATTGCCGCCAGTGTGCATCGAATCATTCTTGCGCTCCTCTTCACTGGGGAACAGTGGCCGACTGCGCGGGTTCGCATACTGCTGGAGCTTCTTAATCTCCGCATCCCAGTCTACATAGATTTTCTCTGTCTCTGGGTGCGCGATGGCTTGATAGGCCAGGAACTTGGCATAGAGCCTGACCGCGAGGTACGCCCACTCCGGTACTTGATCCACGTCACTGGGGCCAACAATCTCGGAGGGATCATAGACGTAATGTAGCTCGAATTTCATTTCTTGGTTGACGGCGGGCGCGAACTTCAGTGTCGTCTGTCCCTGAAACTCGTAGTAGTATTCGCGGTCGGTGGAGACCGGCGCGGTGAGCGCCATCTGCTCGAAGCGAAAGCGCGTGAGGTTCGACGGATGAAAGCGGTAGCCCGCCGTCCGATCAATCGTTAGTTCCGGGTAGAGATGGACGATCTGCATGTTATCGCGGGGCAGGGTCAGGAGACTCCCGTTATTCGCTACCAGGAGCGCGGTCCCAGGGGTATAGGTCACGCCATACACTTGAAGCGGCGTACTGGCCGTGTTGAGGACACGGACATGCCAACCTTGCTCCACCGTGCGGAGCAGCATGTTGACTTGGCGCGATCCGTCATTGAGGAAGGTATAGAGCTGGGGGTTATTCCACTTGATCTCGGTCGGCTCATCGAGCATGTAGCGGAGTTCTTGCAGCAGCACGGCCCCAGTCTTCATGTTACCACTCCTCGTCCCACATGCCCCGGACAACGACCGGCGCTTGTGACGACCGTGGGGTTGAGTAGGACAGCGCCCGTTTTATGGCCGCATCCCACGCGGTATAGATTTGCCCCGTCGTGGGCATGGAGATGGTTTGATACGCCTTATACTTGGCGTAGAGCAGGACGCATTCGTAGGTCCACTCTGGGAGATCGACATTGACGAAGAGCGTCACCTCTGGCGGCGCGAAGTTGTAGTGAATCTCCAGGCTCATGGCGCGGTAGAGGCTGGGCAGTATCCGCAGGGAATCGCCTTGGAAGCTGTAGCTGTAGTGCCGCGTGGATTCGATGCCAGGGGTGAGCACGCGATGCTCCAGGTTCTGCGGCGGCTGCACCATCGGGACGAACTCATAGCCGAGGTCCCGGTTTGCCTGTGTCTCGGGATACACATGGTAAATCTCGACACAGTCACGCGGGAGGACCACGAGCGATTGCCCGGCGATGGCCGCGAGCGCCGTCGCGGGCGTATAGGTGACGCCATAGATAGAGAGCGGAGCGCTCGCGGTATTGAGTACGCGGACCTGCCAGCGCTGGTTACTATCCTTGAGCTTCATGCTGACCTGCTGCACGCCATCCGAGAGGTAGCCGATCAACACGGGGTCAGGCCATTTGTTCTCGACCTGCTCATCCAAGATGCCACGTAATTCACGGAGCAAGACTTGCCCGGTTTTCACGAGACCCCCATGAGCACGACTTCCAGCGTCGAGGCCCCCGTCCACGCGGAATTGGCCACGTAGAGAACGTTGAACGGCGTATCGGTAACATCGACCACATAGTTGTCGGCGACCGCGAGGACGAAACTCCCTTCATTGGGCAGGATCGTGGGGTTCATGCCCTTGGTGATCGTAGCGGTAAACCCGGTCAGGTTGCCGCCAGGGAGGATATTGGCCTGCCCACCGACGTTGCGTTGCGGTGAAGGGAACTTCACCAAATAGACATCAGCCGCCGCCGTGAACTGCAAGCGGATGTAGAACGCGCGCTCCGCGATATGCGACTCAACGACTGTGACTGCCATGGGCCACTCCTTCGTAAGCGGGCGGCACCGCGACGCGGTGGCCTTCCCACTGGTAATCTTCCCAGATGTTCTCCGCGATTCCGCGCCAGCGATCCCGTCGCGTATGTTCCTTGCGCCGCGCGATCTCCGCGTTTTCCGCGTCGAGCTTATCGGCGACATCCGTATAGGTGCCCAGCCAGCGCGGGATATACCAGAATTGCAAGTTGGTGATGAGCCACTGTCCAGGGCGTGGTTGTGGCGGGATGAGGTCAATCAAAATCACCCCATCCCGCGCCATGACCCAGGCGTCATTCTCGAAATAGTGCTTGTAGGTGTGATCCTCGTTCCACTGCCACGCCATCGGCGCGCGTCCCCGGAAGAACGCCAGGGGTCGTTGTATTCTCCGTTCCAGCGCCCACTGTTGCTCACGCCCACTCCACCGCATACGCAGCCGTCCGTCATCCAGGCGATGGAGCGCCCGCACGAACGCGGGACTGAGCGCGTAGGGGTCGTTCGTCGAGCGCGCATAGGCGTCTCGCCACGAACTCATGGCTTCGCCCCCACGGCGGTGACCGTCACATCACGCTCAAGCGGCGGGCTATGCGCGGGAGCCCCGGTAGGCGTGAAGTGGACGACTTCTGGGGGACTGAGCACCTTGCCCTCATACGTGAGGGTCTGCGCCAACGGGATGCGCGAGTGCAGAATCGGGTCCGTCCCTTCGTAGTACGCTTGTTCCTCATCAGAGAGCGGCACGCGCCAGTTGAGATCACCCTTGAGCACGATCACCGAGACGCCTTCAGGCGTGCCCATGTTTTTGTAGGCTCCCGTCTTGAGCGCTTGAAACGCGACCGCATCGGTGACCGGCTTCACGGTGAGTGGTGGCAGGACGGTTGTGCGCATATCCCAGACGACTTCAATCGGACGGCGCGACCGATTGAACACCCACATAATGCCAGGGATGGGCTCATACGGGTCGTCCTGCGCCCGGAGCGCTGCTTGCTTCTCGACTTCGGCATCCTTGAGCGACTGCGCTTTTCGGGCGTCCGCCTCCGCCGTGCGCTTGGCGGTTGCCGCCTGCTCCGCGAGTTGCTCACGGACCATCTTCTGGACCATCTCCCCTATCTGCGATTGGGAGAGGGTGATGGTCGGTTCCGCGTGGGGCTTCGGTTCCGGCTTCGCCTCGGTAATGGTCATTACCTCATCTGGAGGATCGAACTTCTTCTCTGCCATGACAGACTCCTTAACGGGTGGGTTGAATGGTCAGCATAATACAAATCCCGTTGACGCTCGCCGCCGTCCCGGCGTAGGCCAAGGTGACGTGACACAGGGCATCGGCGGCGACTTCGAGTGTTTGGCCCGCATCGGCGGCGGTATTGGAAATGATCGTCTTTACCGTGGTGTTGGGGGCTCCGGTCATGATCGTGGTCGTGCCCACCACCAATGAGACGGTGACTTTATCCGTGGCGTTACAGGCGGCGCAGGATTGATCCAGGGAAATGACGCGAAAAGGGTATGGCCGTTTGAAGGTGAAGGTTAAGGGAGCCGCGGCCCCCACGGGGAGCGTAAAAGCCATCGACTCGTAATCACCATATTTATTGAATGCACCCATGATATTGCTCCTTAGATGTTGTGCCGACGAATGGCCACGCCGGTGGGAATCCCCGTCAATTTGCCGTGCGCGTTGGGACGCCGGGTGCCGTAGTTGAATGCCTTGCGCCAGCGAATCATAAACGCATCGCGGCCCGATCCATCCCAAATGAGGATCGAGCCACCGACATTACTGGCCCATTCGCCTTTCACCAACTCGTATTTATTGAGCGCGGGCTTGTTGACGGCCAGCCATTCCCCGATCTGAATGTCGCGGGATTCCAAGATCGGGCGCGCATTGTACTTGAGCGGGACCCCCTTGGGTTCGAGCCCCAGGTCGAAGTTGCCTGGTCCACCCGTGGCTTGCATGAATCCACGCGCCACATCCATGCCAGCGGTATACGCCCGCTTGACGGCGGACTGCACGGCATAGTGGGTTGGGAGCCCTTCGCCTTGATCGTTAATGGTATCGTCAAGCTGTTGGAGCGCATCCAAGGAGATCGCGGTCACGGGGATCACGACGGCTTTGTAGTCGGGATAGGTCGAGCGCAAGAGCCCTTGGAAGTTGGCCACGAGCGTCCCATCGTCGATAATCCCACCGAGGCCCATCGGCTCATTCCCGTAGCTTGTATCCTGCGCGAGCAATACCTCGGCGATGTTGTCATTGACCACGCGCGAGACGAACGCATCGTTAGGCGCTTCGAGCGCGGTGACGGCGGCATTGAGGGTGAGCGTGCCCGCCGTGGCGCTTTCCACGGCAATGGCGGTAATCGTGCGAATGGCGAAAATGGTCGTGCCATTGTGAATCGCGATCTTCATACCCACCTGGCAGTAGCGGGTGCCCCAGCCATCATTGGGAACGCCAGCCGGGGCATCGACGGTGAGGGCGGTCGTGCCCGCGCCCGCGCCATCGACCAGACAGAGCACGCCAGTGCCAGAGCCGGAGGCGAACATGCGGTTTTCCTCGCGCGCCTGGTTCTTGATGAAGCGCTCCATCATAAACTCTTGCGAGCCCATCCACGCGCCTTTCGAGGTGGCGGAGGCGACCATCGACTCCTCGGAGACGAGCAGCGAACCGCGCATCCACTTGGCGTAGATTTCGGCTTGCTTGGTGATCTCGTTGACCGGCGAGGGAAATTGCGACATCGAGCCCACCGCCATGTAGCTATGTCCGCGCCCCAGGCTCACCAAGGGTTTGACGACCAACCCTTCCCACCGAAAGGCGCTCATGGTCCACAGCTCTTTTAGGTCGAGCATGTCATTTTGTTGGTAGTTGATTTCGGGTTCATAGACCGTCTTGAGCCCTTGTTCGTAAGCAACACTGTCAAAAATTGGATCACCAGCAGCCATAGTTGTACCTCGTTATCTCCACACCTGCGGATAGAGCCGATCGGAGATTTTCTGGAGTCGTTCTTCGTGACTCAAGCCTTCCAGCTCCTTGTTTTCTACCTTGACATCCGTCATGGGGTTATTGCCACGCCCCATGAACGGCAGGGGCCGTGCCGGGGCTCGCTTGGGGACGTTGTCCACATCGAAGTCACCATCTTTCTTCATCTGCTTCAGTACCTCCCTCGCCACCGTTGCCTTGCCCAGGGCGAGTTGATCGAGCCGTTTTTGGTCGCTAAATATCGCATTCCCCACGCGCTTGGTCACGACATCGAGGTACTTCTGACCCTCTGGCGTATCGAGATCGACGCCGAGTTCCTTCGTCAGCCATTGCGCCGTGATCTCTTCCGCCTGGACCGTCGCATTGACGAAACGATCCTTCGCATGTTCACCGATTTCCGACTCAAGCTGCACGACTTTCTGCTGGAGCAGGTCAATGTTCTTGAGGCCGGGGATGATGCCGTAGAGGTCTTCCTTTATCTTCTCATCGGCCTCGCTGCGCGCTGGCTTCTCTTCCTTCGCGGCCTTGGCGGGCGGCTCCTTGACTGGCGCGGCCTTCTGCTGGTCCTTGATCTTAATGTAGTCTTCGATCAAGGCCGCGCCTTGCTTGCCGCTCAGGCCCGTCAGCTCCTTGAACTCGCGAAACTCCGCTATCTCTTCTTGAGTTGGGGCCGCGCCTTCTGAACTTTCTTCAGCCATGGTTCCTCCTTATTTCTCCTCGCCCCGCGCTTTCTGACGTTCTTGCTGGAAGCGGTTGAGCGGTTTGCCTGTCTTCTCCTCGGCCCGTTTCATGGTGCGCTCTATCGCCTCCTCCCTGGTCTTTTTCTTGGCGTCGGTGGAGGTCTCCGCATCGTTGTCGATGAGGCCCATCTTCTTGAGCGCGGATGTCATCATACCCATACCATTCCTCCTTTACGCCGCGTCCTGCTGTTCTGGCGGCGGCTGCTGTTGCTGCTCGGCGGCTTGCTGCTCCGCGAGAATTTGTTGGTGCATCATGACGTGCTGGACAATGATCTGTTGCACCTGTGGATCAAGGGTCTCGAACTCCTCGCCTTTCACATAGGCGGACTGCCGGGCGAAGTGCTGCGTGTGATGGTCAAACGGCCCTGGCTCCACGGGTTGCCCCGCCTTGAGCCGCTCCAACTCACGGGTGATGTAGCTGTCTTCCGCCGAGAGGTCGGGGAAGATGTTATCGACGCCGAACTGTTTGTAGAGCTTGGCCAGCACCATCGGGTCTTTGGGATCGAGCAAGCCCTTCTCCAGGAACATTTCCATCGTGGCGAGCCGGTCATTGTGAGACTTCGGGAGGGTCGCGGCGGGCTCTGCCCAGGTATCCACGCCGCCCTTTAAGTCGGCGGCTTCGAGCTTGCTGATGGTCCAGCGGGCATCGGAGCCCAGAATGCGGGCATACTTCGCCGGTCCCTCTTGCGAGGTGCGGAACATCTCTAAGATGATCCAGTCAAACTCCGCCGTGCCCTGCGAGATGTTGTCGTACACCGTGGTTGACCGGATACTCGCGACTTGCTGCAGGCGGTCAATGCCCTCGGCGCTGCGGGTGTTCTGGGGCCTGGTGCCATGCGAGATTTCCGAGAGTCCGAGCATCCGGTCAATCTCTTGCACGA